CGCGAGATCATGGATGCCCTGTCGCCCAGCCACCCGGCGCAGCGTGTGACGTTCATGAAAGCCGCCCAGGTCGGCGCGACAGAGGCTGGCAACAACTGGATCGGCTTTGTCATCCACCACGCGCCCGGGCCGATGCTTGCGGTGCTGCCGACTTTGGAGATGGCAAAACGCACATCGCGCGGTCGGATTGACCCGCTGATCGAAGACAGCCCGGCGCTGAAGGAACGCGTGCAACCGGCGCGCTCTCGCGACGCCGGGAACTCGATGCTGTCGAAGGAATTCCCCGGCGGCATCCTGGTGTTGACCGGTGCGAACTCGGCCACAGGCCTGCGCTCGATGCCCGCGCGTTATGTGTTTCTGGACGAGGTCGATGCCTATCCGGCCTCAGCCGATGAGGAAGGCGATCCGGTCACGCTGGCCGAGGCCCGCACCACAACCTTCGCGCATCGGCGCAAGGTGTTCATGGTCTCGACACCGACGGTCCGGGGGCTGTCGCGCATTGAGCGGGAGTTTGAGGCCTCCGATCAGCGGCGATACTTCGTGCCCTGCCCGCAATGCGGGGCGATGCAATGGCTGCAGTTTGAGCGACTGCGCTGGGACAAGGGCCTGCCGGAAACAGCCGCCTATCATTGCGCGGGCTGCGAACGCCCCATCGCCGAGCATCACAAGACGGAGATGCTGGCGCGCGGTGAATGGCGTGCAACGGCTGTCTCGAGCAACCCGAACGCGATCGGCTTCCACCTCTCAGCACTTTATTCGCCAATTGGCTGGAAAAGCTGGGAACAGATCGCGCGGGACTGGCTGGCGGCGCAAGGCTCGGACGAGATGCTACGCGCGGCGCGCAACACGCTCTTGGGCGAGACATGGGTCGAGAGCGGCGAGGCCCCGGAATGGCAGCGGCTGGCAGATCGGCGTGTTGCCTTTGCAGCCCAGATCCCTGCAGGCGGGCTGTTCCTGACGGCAGGCGCGGACGTCCAGAAGGACCGGATTGAGGTCGATGTCTGGGCCTGGGGCCGGGGTGGGACGAGCTGGCTCGTCGATCACATCGTGATCCCGGGCGGGCCAGATGACCCGGCCTGCTGGGACAGGTTGACGGGCCTACTTGGCCAGACCTGGACGCATGAGAACGGCGCTCTCATGACGTTGGCAAAACTCGCCATCGACACCGGCTACGAGTCCGCTGCCGTCTATGGCTGGGCCCGCAAGCAGGGCATTGCGCAGGTGGCCCCCGTGAAGGGCATGGAAGGGTTCAACCGGGCCACGCCTGTCTCTGGGCCGACTTTCGTTGATGCCACGGTGAACGGCCGGAAGCTGAAACGCGGGGCCCGGCTTTGGACCGTGGCCACTGCTACCTTCAAGGCCGAGACCTATCGCTATCTGCGATTGGAGCGGCCCAGTGATGAAGAGCGCGCCAGTGGCGTTTCAAATCCAGCGGGCACGATCCACCTGCCGGACTGGGCGGACAGCGAATGGCTCAAACAGCTGGTGGCCGAGCAGCTGGTCACAGTCCGCAACAAGCGCGGCTATTCCCGGCAGGAATGGCAGAAGCTGCGCGCGCGCAACGAAGCGCTTGATACCCGCGTCTATGCCCGCGCCGCCGCCTGGATCCTCGGCGCTGATCGCTTCGATGAGCGGATGTGGCGGCAACTGGAGAAACAGGCCGGGGTGGAGACCGCGGCTATCACGCCGAACGCTGCGCCTGAGAAACCAACAACCCCGCAAGCCGGGCAAGTCACCACACCGCGGCGGCGCGGCTGGAAGATCAGCACGCCGAAATACATGGAATGATGGACCCCCGATGACCCTCGATGATCTGAAGTCCCGCCACAGCGCCCTCTTGGGCGCGCGCTACAGCGGCACGCGCAGCGTCAGCTATGACGGCAAGAGCATCACCTATGGCTCGGACGCGGAACTGGCCGCGGCGATCGGGGATATCGAGCGGCGTATTGCGAAACTTGAGCGCGGCGCTGGGCGTATCATGCGCCCCTATGCCGTGAAGGATCTGTGATGACCGGCGCTCTGAACTGGCGGCAGCGCCTCGGGGCCTTCATCGGCGGGTTCGATGCGGGACAGCACCACCGCCGCCTGCGCGGCTTCCGCGCCACCCGTGCCCATGTGAACGCGCTGATCGCAGCAAGTGGGCCCGACATCACCGCCCGCGCCCGCTGGCTGGTGCGCAATAACGGCTACGCCATCAACGCGGTCGAGAGCTGGGCGGCGAACACCGTCGGCGATGGCATCAAGCCAATCTCGAAGATCGCGGATGCTGCCCGCAAAGAGGACCTGCAGCGCTTATGGCTCGCCTGGACCGACGAGGCCGATGCCGAGGGGCTAACCGATTTCTACGGGCTGCAGCGCCGCGCGGCGCGCGAGGTGTTCCTCGCGGGCGAGGTATTCTTTCGTTTCCGGCCACGACGCGCGGGCGATGGCCTGAGCGTGCCCGTGCAGCTGCAGATGCTGCCTGCGGAAATGCTGCCATTGGAGCAGACAGGGATTGGTGCGAACGGCAATGCCATCCGCCAGGGGATCGAGTTCGACTGGATTGGGCGGCGCGTGGCCTATCATTTCTTTCGCCGCCACCCGGGCGACAGCACTGATCCGGGGCTTGCGGGCGACATCGTGCGCGTGCCCGCCACCGAGGTGATCCATGTGATCGACCCGGTCGAGGGCGGCCAGCTGCGCGGGGTCTCGAAGCTGGCGCCCGCCATCGTGAAACTGTTCCTGCTCGACCAGTACGACGACGCCGAGCTGGACCGAAAGAAAGTCGCGGCGATGTATGCGATGTTCGTGACGTCTCCTGCCCCGGAGAACCCCCTCGCACCGGACGATGAAGATGGGCCCGAAGGGGTCGAGATCAGTCCCGGCCAGATCGTGCGGCTGGATCCGGGCGAAGATGTCACCATTGGCCAGCCTGCCGACAGTGGCGGCACCTACGAGCCGTTTCAGTACCGGACGCTCCTGCAAATCTCGGCGGCACTGGGCATTCCCTATCCGTACATCGCGAATGACATGGTGAAGGGCAACTTCTCGAATTCGCGCCTGGCGCTGATCGAGTTCCGCCGCCGCGTCTCGGCTTGGCAGCATTCCGTCATGGTCTGGCAGCTCTGCCGACCGGTCTATGCGCGCTGGATGGACGCTGCCGTGCTGTCGGGCGCGCTGTCCCTGCCGGGCTATGAGGCCAACCGCAGCCAACTCCTTGCTGTCGATTGGCTCCCCACAAAATGGGACTGGGTCGATCCACTGAAGGACGCCAATGCCGAGATCGCCCAGATCGAGGCGGGCCTGAAATCCCGGACGCAGGCCATCGCTGAGCGCGGCTATGACGCAGAACAGGTCGACCGCGATATTGCGGCGGAGCGCGCCCGCGAACGCGCGCTGGGCCTCGACTTCCGCCGCCCCGGTTCACCCGCGCAAGGCGTGCAGGCTTTGACAGGCCCGGAGGAGGATGCGGACAAAGACGACGACACCGACCAGACAGATCAAACCGATGACGCGGAAGAACGTCCGCGCGAACCTGAGGACCCGTCCTGATGCTGCATGCCCGCATTGCCGCACGCGCCTTCAACACGCCGCTACTGGTCGAGCCCTCCAAGGCGATGGCCTTTCTGTCTGGGCTAGGGCCGCGTGTTCTGGGGCGGCGGGTCGAGATGGCTAACGGGGGAGATGGGCTGGAGGGCACCATCGTCCCGCCAGCGCGCGCCAGCATTCTGGCTGGTGGGATGCTGGACGATTACCGCCAGCATGGTGAGGCGCCCTACCCAGTGGTGGATGGTATCGCCGTGATCGAGATCTCGGGCGTGCTGATCCACCGGGGTGCATGGATCGGGCAGTCCTCGGGCCAGACCAGCTACGAGGGGATCGCTGCACAGATCGAGGCCGCAGCCAGTGATCCGACCGTGCGTGGCGTCGCATTGGAAATCGACAGTTTTGGCGGCGAAGTTGCAGGTGTGTTTGATCTCGCAGATCGCATCCGCGCGCTCCGACGCGACAAGCCGGTCTGGGCTTTTGTAGCCGAACACGCCTTCTCGGCAGGTTACGCGCTGGCTTCGCAGGCCGACCGCATCCTGCTGCCGCGCACCGGCGCGGTGGGCAGCATCGGTGTCGTGGTGATGCATGCCGATCTCAGCGGCCAGCTCGATCAGGACGGGGTTCGGGTGACGCTGATCCATTCC